TGATCCGTGAAGTTCCCACTCGATCAGTTCATGCGCTTTTGCAAGGCGCTGAAGATCGACTCCAAAGAGCGGGGGGTCGTCAGCCTTGGCGACTCCCTTCTCGGCACACAGACATGGGTGCTGCAGAAGATCGTCGAGGGACTTGAAGAGGGCATCCACGATTTCGTGACCCTCAAGTGCCGACAGGCCGGCATCTCCACCATCTCGCTGGCACTGGACCTGTTCTGGCTCATGAAGCACAAGGGCATGAACGGGATGCTGGCCGTACACGAGGACTCAGCCCGTGATGCGTTTCGCACGACACTGGAGCTTTACTACTCGTCGCTACCGGATGAGTGGCGCCGCGGGATCAAGGACCATAACCGTAATCAGCTCGTGCTTTCCACTGGCACGAAGTTTCTCTACCGAGTCGCTGGTACGAAGAAGTCTGGTAAGGGGTCGCTTGGTCGCTCTGCAGCCATATCTTTTCTCCATGCAACCGAGATGTCGTCCTGGGGCGATCCTGAAGGATTTGCGTCTCTACGTGCCTCACTTGCGCAGAAGAACCCGTATCGTCTCTATCACTGGGAGTCGACGGCGCGAGGGTTTGAGAATCTGTTCTACGATCAGTGGGAGGAAGCGACTCAAGCCGCTTCGCAGCGTGCGATCTTTGTAAGCTGGTGGGCCAACGAGATGTACCGGATCGGACCCGACGATCCGCTGTACAAGGTCTACGCAGGCGCCAGCGTGAAGTTCTCCGCACAGGAGAAAGCATGGTCGCGCGAGGTCAAGCAACTCTACGGCGTGGAGATTGACGACCATCAGATAGCCTGGTGGCGCTGGCTCGCCGCCGAACAGCAGACCGACGAGAGCCTTCGCCTGCAGGAGTACCCGTGGACCGAGACGCAGGCGTTCCAGGCGTCGGGCTCCCAGTTCTTCAACGCGGTCGAGCTGTCGCGCCTCTACGCCGATGTCAACCGCGTGCCGGCGCCGGAGTATTTCCGGCTCACCTTCAAGGACAACTTCTTCGAGACGGAAGTAGTCTCGTCCAATGCCAAGAACGCCACGCTGAAAGTGTGGAAAAACCCTGAAAAACATGCGTTTTACGTGCTTGGCGCCGATCCCGCCTACGGATCAAGCGAGAACGCAGACGGGTTCGTCATCAGCGCCTGGCGCGTGTGGGCGGATCGCGCGGAGCAGGTTGCCGAATTCGTCGACTACCAGATGACCACTGCGCAGTTCGCGTGGGCGATAGCCTACCTGTGCGGCGCCTACGGGCCCTGCACCTTCAACCTCGAGGTATCGGGGCCGGGACATGCGGTGCTGAACGAGATTCAGAACATGCGCAAGGAGCGCGCGTTTGGCATGGCTGGCGCCCGACCGGTGCTGAAGGACGTGCTGGGCTCGATGCGCGACTTCATGTACCGCAAGTACGACTCGATCTATGGCACGCCGGGCGCGCTGCACACGCAGACGAACTTCCAGATGAAGGAACGCATGATGAACATGATGCGCGACTACATTGAGAGGAAGATGGCGGTGCCCGTCAGCCGCGAACTGGTGTCGGAAATGACTGCGATCCAGCGTGTCGCAGGCTCCGCGCCGTCAGCGCCAGACCACAGGAAGGACGACAGGGTTGTCGCGGCGGCCCTTGCCATCCTCGCGTGGAACGACCAGGTGCGCACGAAGCTCATGTCGCAGGGCCTGAACTACGTGAACGACAAGCAGCAGGCGCTCGAGCAGAGCATGTCGGGCGCCACGGCCGCAGGATCGCGCATGGTGCGCCAGTACATGAAGGATCTTGGGGTCCTGTACTCCAAGAACGACGTGAAAGAGACGAACGTACGCATCGGAAGGGCTCGCGGGATCACGCGGACATGAAGATCAGCCGCGAGTGGGGCGAGGATTCGGAGGATGCGTGGAACGACAAGCACTTCCAGCACGTCTATTTGTGGCTCACGACGAATCCGAACAGCCCCTACAAGGGCATCCCGATAGTGCTGCTGGCCGCAATGAACATCGACGCGAGCGCGCGCAGCGACTTCAAGAAGGCTTTCGAGACGGGAAACCTGCGTCGCTACCGCTTTGGCGTGCGAATCAGGCAGACCGCGGCCTTCAAGCGCGTGCTGGCAGGGCTTTACCTGCCCGAAGTGACGAAGCGCGACGCCATAGGGCGCGTTCGCGGCTACATCATCAGGCCCGCGAGCAACCCTCAGCCCCTTGCGTGCCCTCCGTTCTACCGCGGGAGCATCAGTATGTCGACGAAGGGGCTCAAAGTGATGCTTCGGCAGAGTGACGCGCAGCTTGCACCGATGCACAATCCAGATGGAGCCGCCCGGCTCATGAATCCTTGGGGGAAACGCTGATGGCCGTGCTGAAAGAATGGGTTTGCGCCGCTCACGGTGCCTTCGAGGCGTTCGTAAAGGGCGATGAGGTCGCCAAATGCCCCAAGGGATGCCCGAAAAGGTTCGTCACGCGGGAGTTTCGCACCGCTCCGAAGGTCGGAACGGTCGTAAAGGGCCGCCTGGACGCCCTCCAGAAGGGTCTGGCACACGATTTCGGCCTGTCCGACTTGAAATCCGGGCGCGATGATGGCAAGAGTGTGATGCAGAACCTCGGCCGCGACGGGAAACCGAAGGGTCGGACGGGGAACATGATGCAGGACTTGCGCAGTGGCGAAATCATGCAGCCCGAGTGGGGCGGCATGGAGCTGAACCACTTGAAGCCCGGCTGGAGCCAGCGCGGCGAGAAGCCGGCGGCCGTATCGCCGGGTAAGTTCGGGTTACAAGGGGGTCACGCGATAGCTGATGTCGGCGGTTTGCCGAAGCAGCTCCCGGCCAGAATTGAAGGCCGCGTCGAGAAGCCGGAGAAGTGGCCCGAATGAAGCTCCCCACAAAGCACGACGAACTTCCGGCGTTCTACGCCGACCTTGTGAAGAAGTGCGGCGTCACGCGCGAGGAGCGCAAGAAAAACTACAACGTCTGGCGATCCTATTTCCTGAACGGTGCCGCGCCGGTCACGCAGGAAAACATCGTCAACAAGATTTACTCTCACATCGACCAGTTGACGGCGCTGATGTACTCCGGTGAGACGACGCGCTTCTCTGTCGACGTGTCCGTGTCGGAGTCTGACCTCGAGAAGGGCAAGATCGGCGCCGCGCAGCACTACCTCAACGAGAACTGGCACCTGTCGAACACCGACCTTGTGTTCGGCCAGGCGATGCAGTGGTCGTTCTGCTACGCGACCATGCTCATCAAGATGCGCGTGAAGTCATCTCAGATCGAACCGTTCTGCGTTGAGCCTCACGATTTCGGTGTGCTGCGCGAGGACGTGTGCGGCCTTGATCGGCAGGAGGCGTTCTGCCACTGGTACTACATCGCCGAGTCTCAGCTTCACCGCGACCTTGCCAGCATCCCGCATCCGCGCATGGAGCAGATCATGAAGGCGGTCACGGCGACGCCGCGGCCGATGGAGGGCGGCGGCAACCAGGTAATCGACCAGATCGTGACCTCGCAGTCTCAGCCGAACATGATCGGCAACGTGAACTTCAGCCTCGATGCGCTCAACAAGTACCGCCCAGTCGTCGACGAAAAGCTCGTGCAGATGTGCGAGCTGTACGTGTTCGACGACGAGATTGGCGACTACCGCATCGTGACGATGGCCGATCCCAACACTGTCATCTTCGACCGGCCGCTCAAGGGACTCTTCATCCCGAAGGACCAGCCGTTCATTCAGGTCTGCCCGAATCCGCTGTACGACTACTTCTGGGGCGCCAGCGAAGTCGATAAACTGATCCCGTTGCAGAACATGCGCAACATCCGGCAGGGCCAGATCCAGCACATCCTGGAGCTGCAGGCACGGCCGCCGAAGTTCGGCTCCGGATTCAACGGCAGCATCGACGAGATTGCCGATACGCTCGATACGGCCGCAGGCGTCATCGCCGCGGACATGCCTGGCGCGAAGATGGAGTCGCTGGCGCCGCAGATGCCGGAGGACCTGTACAAGGAAATCCGGGAAATCGACCAGATGTTCGAGGAGGCGTCGGGCATCACCAACGTCATCTCCGGAAAGGGCGAGAGCGGCGTGCGCTCGCAGGGGCACGCGGCGAACCTCGCTCGCCTCGGCTCCTCGCGCGCCAAGAAGCGCGCGCTCATCGTGGAGGATCAGCTCGAGAAGCTGGCGACCACGTTCATGAAGCTGCTGAAGGCGTACACCAAGGATCGGCTGCGCAACGAGAGCGGCGAGGTCTTCATCCTGGACCAGTTCCCGGACGACTTCATCGTGAAGGTGGACGCGCACAGCAACTCGCCGATCTTCCAGGAAGACCAGCGTGAACTTGCCTTCGAGCTGTTCAAGGCGAAGGCCATCGACCGCAAGTCGCTGCTGGAGCTGCTTGACGTGCCGATGAAGGAACTGCTAAAACTGCG